GACGCGGCAGATGCCGCTTTTTGTAGAAAAAGACGGCTATTTCGGTTTTTCAAACAGCCCCTAGAAAGGAGACCCTATGAAAGAATTTGTACCGCCTGCAAATTGGCAGGGCGTCCCCAGAATTGAAAACTACGTGAAATGGTGCGCGATGATTGCATCCAAAAGGCTGGGGGTACCGGTCGAGGCGACGGTGGCCGGACTGAAAGAAGAGTGCAAGCCGGAGCAGAAGGTCGGATGATCTCTATGTCTATCGCAGCGTACGATATGGACAGGATCGAATTCAACCAGGAAACCAGGGCTTGCAGTCGGTCCGGCGCGGCAGATGTCAACATGAGAGGAGGCGGAACTTTGCAATACAATACGCTGAAAGCCTACCGGAGGTTATGCGATCTGTACGGCTGGCCGCAGTCCTTTGAAGGGCTGCGCGTGTTCGCGTGGCAGGTCAAGATGGGGTATCGCAGCATCTGGCTTGGAGAGGACGATGGACGGAATCGCGTTTAGTGGGTGGCAGCTCACTTTGTCCATCAGTAAGATCAGTCTGTGCACAGTCTATGCGGCTATTGCTATTGTCGCAATCGCTGCTGCGGCAATCTGGCGCAGCGCAGAAAAGGAGTGATGAAACATGAAAGCGACAGGTATCGTCAGAGGGATTGACAACCTGGGCCGGGTAACAATCCCAAAGAGCATCCGGAACGCCAACGGATGGACGGAGGGAACACCAATGGAATTCTTGGTGGCAGACGGGCAGGTAATCCTACAGAAATATCAGCCCGCAACCGCTGACAGTATCGAGAGCGTAAAAAGGACGCTCAAGAGTCTGATCCAGTTTGATGATCCGGAGGCAAACGGGCATCTGAATCGGGCGGTAAATGAAATCGATACCGCGCTCCAATATTTATGTCATGAATCAGGCGGCGGAACACGAGCAAAACATGTGCGCTGACTTCACCAGAACGTGCGAAGGATGCGAACACGCTATGGAAGAATCGGGAGTAAAGGCGAAAGCGGTGTATAGATGTATGGCGCATGGCCGGTGGCAGGGCTATACAATCGGACGCGAACATTTTTTGCCGTATATTCCAGCATGGTGCCCGAAAAGGCCGGAAAATAAAGGAGATCGTACATGAAACGTTACAGACGATAAAGGAGGGCTATGAGACCATGGCAGTCTATAAACTGGGACCGGTCCGCCTGACGCAGCGAGGCGGTCAGTATGTGGTAAACATAGACGGGGAACCGGAAGCGGAGGGTATCTACGAAAATCCGATAGAAGCATGGACAAGGTTCATTGATTCCGCAGACAGCCGGGTACGCCGCAGAATCGGTGACCTTCTGGAAAAGCAGGGGCGGAACCGATATACAGGCGCTTTGGAGCATTTGAAAACAGGATAGAAAAACCGCCCTGTGCGAGCTTCCGAGAGCAGGCGCAGGGCGGCTTTCTGAAATTGGCTTTTGTCGCAAAAACCAACCACTTGAACACTCACATTGTAACAAAGTGCGCGGCAAAAGTCAAGGGAAACGCGCCGCCGTCGGGCGGTGAGCGGGCTTGTAATGGGTATTATCATTTGAGCGAAGCCTTTTTTAGAACAGGGGGATTTTGGACACTCCTTTTTCCACTGTCCTGAAAGAAAAGTCGGAATTGTTGAAAAGTTGAAATGTTGAAAACTATGATTTCAACATTTCAAAAGCGGCTGGGACACGGGACCTGCCCGCTCCACTATCCAGCGGAAAGCGGATGAAGCGTAAATGAGAAGTTTTATCAGAGAAAAGAAGATTTTCTGCGGGGACCACTACCGGGAGGTTGACATCTTCCCCTACACTGACGCTCAAAAGAGCATGTCAGGCCGCGGCAGACGGTCTAAAAAGATCAAAGAATCCCCACCCAAACAGAAAAACCTGAATGACAAAAACGCTCGGAGGTATCTGGTGCAGATTGGGGAACTGAATTTCGGGGCTGATTCTGACGCACTCCATGTAACCGCTACATACAGTCCAAAACATCTTCCGGAAACCATAGAGGAAGCCGAAAGGGAAGCTTCAAACTGGCTGCGCAGGATAAAATATGCCCGGAAAAAGGCAGGGCTTCCGCCTTTGAAATACATCCTCGTGACCGCCTGCACCACAGGGAGAGACTGTGACAAGCCGGTCCGTATCCATCACCACATCATCATGAACGGTGGCCTGACCCGCGATGCCGTGGAGGAACTGTGGCGGAAGCCGAGGTGTAAAGGGCAGAAACAGGGTGATCGAATAGGCTATTGCAATGCCGACCGTCTACAGGCGGACGAAAACGGGATAGCGGCCCTTTGCAGTTATCTTGTGAAGCAGACCGGAGGAAAAAAGCGCTGGTCCTCGTCTCACAACCTGAAACGGCCGGAGAGCCGCACCAACGATGGAAAGTATACACGACGGCAGATTGAAAAACTGGTGCGCGAACGTCCGGACAGAACCTTTTGGGAAAAGAAATATCCGGGCTGGACCCTGACCAGTGAAGATTACGGGGTGCGGTACGAATATAACGAAATCACAGGCTGGGCCATTTACCTGAAGCTGAGGAAGAAAGAGTAGAAAGGAGGTAAAAGAAATGGGACTATCACAACTTTCGGAAAAATGCCGAAGATGTCCATTTTGTGACACATGTAACCACAAGCTAATGGAAGCCGTGGCATATTTACCAGAAACACAGATAGCGATAAATATGACTCAACCTGATGGAAAAGATGCTGCACAGCCATTAATTCGAGAAACAATAACCATTCATACGAAAGGAGAACTATTAGAAGTTTACAAAGATGAGATAGAGAAACAGCTTTATGAGCATCTATATTCTCATCTTGGGCTGCGATGTGGAAGTTGATTCAATGATATAGTTATCTACTATATCTTAAACTATAAGTACACTGTAATAGGGGATGGAGTTATGAAAAATGCAAAGACAATCCGCCGCCAATGGCAGAACCGGGTCAACAACGCACAGGGGCATTTCTTCGAAGAATCTATCAAAGCGGCGTGTGTCGTGTACTCCATGGAGGGTAGAGCGGAGGTTGACAAGACGCCGGAACCATTCCGGGTGATGGAGAAGAGCCGGGACGGGATATTCAAAGGCCGGTTCACGGCCCATGCCCAACCGGACTTTCAGGGGACGCTTGCGGGTGGCCGGTCGATCGTGTTTGAAGCTAAGTACACCACAACAGACCGGCTCAAACAGGATGTGCTGACCGACCAGCAGATGGAGACCTTGAAAAAGCACGACCGACGGGGTGCGCTCTCGGGTGTATGCGCCGGGATCGGGAATGATTTCTTCTTTGTCCCGTGGGAGGTGTGGGACAGCATGAAAATCCTATACGGGAGGCAATATGTGACCGCGCAGGACCTGGAACCGTTTCGTGTGCGCTTCACCGGCGCGGTTCTGTTTTTGGATTATGTAAGTCAGAAGCAGCCAAGTTTGAAAAGGGGGGCTGAAAAATGAAACTGGAACAGTTACAAGAAGGAACCGTATTTGAAGCGGTGGACAAGCTGGGAAACAGATTCTTTTACCGTTTCGATCGGGTGGACCATATAGACAGCCCGGACCGGACAGCGGAAAATTGAGAAGGTGAATTAATGAAGTTTGCGTCTTTTAATGCCCGTTGCCCTTATGAACTGGGGGACGGAAGCAAGGGAACGGACGGGCAGGGACACACGATCACGGATATTGTGGCCCTTCATTCTGTAAAGACAATGACGGTTCGGTTCCTCCACGAGCTGGACGGAAACGGGAAACTGGTTAGCCTGATTCTCGAACCGCAGGAAGGAGGCGGGCCGGGGGATGAACGCGGTGCTGTTAAGCAGTAAAAAAATGGGCTATTGCACGCCGCAGGGATTCTTTGACCAGCTGGACACGGAATTTCATTTTGCGCTTGACGCGGCGGCAACAGACAAAAGCGCAAAATGCCCAGTGTACTACACACCAGAAACGGACGGATTGAAAAGTCCGTGGAACATTTCAGGTGGCGCTGTATTCTGCAATCCTCCATATGGGCGTGAAATCGGGAAGTGGGTCCGCAAGGCATATGAGGAAGCGCAGCACGGCACAACCATCGTACTGCTGATTCCAGCCCGGACAGATACAACGTATTTTCACGAATATATCTATAGACACGCGGAAATTCGTTTTTTGCGAGGTCGTTTATGCTTCACAGACGAAGATGGGAACGCATATTCACGGGCACCGTTTCCTTCGATGCTGGTTATTTACAATAGAAGAGAGAAGGGGAAAAATGAGAGCGATTACGGTATATCAGCCTTACGCGTTTGAGATTGTAGCGGGATTAAAACAGTATGAGAAACGACCTCGCCGCACGAATATTCGAGGGCGCGTTGCTATACATGCCGCCAAAACCGATATTTGGGTTGAAAGATTGATTACATTGAAGGATATACAAGAACATTCAAAAATGTTGTTAGAGTATCAGTTGAAACAGGCAAACGGGGCTGTACGAGTTCCTTCCATGCTTGTTTTTAGTGCAGTGATTGGCACAGTTGAAATTGTCGATTGTGTCCCCGTGGAGGCCCTTATAGGCAAGCTGTCAGAGCGGGAGCAGGTTTTAGGCGATTACACGCCGGGGAGGTTCGCATGGGTGCTGAAAAATCCGATTATGTTTGACAAGGCAATCCCGGCGCGAGGGAAACAAGGTTGGTGGAATTGGGATGAAAATAGCTTACAGTTGAAAAATATCTGAAATTTGGAGGGACAAAAAGTGAAGATCAAGAAAATTGCATCCATTTGCATCAGGACAGGCCATTTTGTCCTCTTCGACAGGATCAGTAAAAATGGCGAGATCACACAGTGGCTTGGCGACGGATCAGCCGCCTATCCTCTGGATGGCCTACCGATTCTGGACGGAGAAAGCCTATGTGCAATCTTCGACATTCCTGAAAAGAAGTGGGAAAAAATTCTGTTTCATCATAGCGCATTCCCGGAAACGGTGAATGTGGATGATATAGCACAGGGAGAAAGGCAGGTTGAAGAGGCGGGACTTTCGGTAGTACACGGCGGAAGGATTCTGAAGCTTTTGAAAACGCAGAATGGCATTACATTTATCCAGAGCCAATATCTTCAGCCGCTTGAGGATGTTCTGGATATGGTGCAGCTGTTTGAACGACAGACACAGGACGGTAATACCTATATCGTTGCCAAGGCTGGTCTGCTGACTGTCGCGGTCATGTTCCCCTATGATGCTGTAAACAAAGAATTCGTCGAACAGATGGAGGATTTAACAGCGCAATGCCGTTGGGAATTGAGAAAAAAGGAGCAGCAGAATATCCACCAAACAGAACCGGACGACGGGCACGACACTGATTTTGACGAAGAAGCAGGGAGGAAAGAATTGTGAAAACTGTATATTTTAACGCTGTTTGCCCGTTTGAAATCGGTGACTACATACGGGATATGGGCGGGCGTATCCATAAAATCACCGACATTGCATATGTCCATCGTGTTCGTACAGGAAAAGTGGAATTTCGCTTTGAACTGGATAATAGCGGGCGGCTGATTATGCTCGAGCCGTCAACCGGATCAAAAACACGATAGAGATGGAGGAAAGACCAACCATGCGAACAATCTCTTTTATCAACCTGAAAGGCGGTGTGGGAAAGACCGTTTCAGCGGCCAATTTTGCCCACATTCTTGCGGCAATCCACAACAAGCGCGTCCTTCTGGTGGACGGGGACAAGCAGGGCAACGCTTCCCAGTATTTCCGGCTGTATGGGGAACAGGACGGACTTGCAGCCCTGCTTCTGAACCCGGAGCAGGACATTCTGGAATCCATCTATACGACCCGCTACAGGGGATTGGATGTTATCACATCCAATATGGACCTTTACACAGCTGACCGCGAGATTTACGGAGATGAGGGAAGGGATACGGCAAGGACATTAAAATCTATCCTGCACCAGCCCGAAATGGATTATGATTACTGCGTGATTGACAATGGCCCATCTATTGATACAGTGGCTTTGAACGTTCTGGTGGCTTCTAATGATGTGTTAATCCCCATCCGGCCTGATGATTTCTCCTTTTCCGGTCTGGTGGACCTCGCGGAACAAGTAGAGAGCGCAAAGGCATTGAACCCGGGATTGTCTCTGAGAGGCGCATTCTTTACGCACTGGCAGCGCCGGGAAGTATTTGAGCAGGCGCGGGAGGAACTGGAGAAAAGCGGGATTTGCCCCGTATTCAAAACGGCTATCTCCTACAATCCCAGAGTATCCGAAAGCACGTTTGCGAACCAACCGCTTTGTGAGTTCGCCAGACGAAGCTGGGCGGCGATCCAGTATAAAAAACTGGTCGCGGAATATCTGATCTTGACCAATTCGGTCAACCAGCGGGAGGGATAACAGTGGCATTTGACATCATGAGCCTGAACCGCAACCGGAGCGCGATCCAGGCAAAAAGCAGAGCGGACGAGCAGGCGGGCCGCGCGGTGCTGAAATACCTAGACGTTGACGATCTTGTACCATCTACAGAGAACTTCTACTCGATGTCCGCTATTGAAGAGCTGGCTTTCCTGATTGCCCTTTCAGGTGGTATCAAGCAGCCGGGACTGGCAGTGCCGCTGGGCGGTGGAAAATACCGTCTCATCGCCGGACACAGGCGGCGGTTAGCCTCAGTCCTGCTTGTGGAACGGGGAAAACAGGAATACAAAAAGATGCCCTGTATAGTGGAGACGGTCCATGGAGAGGAGCCGAAGGACGTAGCTGGGATTGCAGAGGAAGAAGCACTTCGGGAGATAGACGAAGCAATCCTTCTGATTGCAACCAACGGATACCGGGAAAAAACAGACTGGGAACGGGTACAGGAGGTCATGCGTCTCCGGGCACTGCTGGAACGAAAGCGGCAGTTTCAGAAAATCCCCGGTCAAACGCGCAAAATCATTGCGGAGCAGCTTGGAACGACCCCAGCGCAGGTGGGACGCTATGAGAGTATCGACAAACATCTGCTGCCGGACTTCAAGGAAGCAATGAAGGCCGAACGGATGGGAATATCGGAAGCCTATGACTTGTCCACATTGCCGGAAC